GTTTCCGGCGTTCTCTCAAAAAAGACCCGGGGGCTATACGATCGCGCTTACCGCTGTTACATCTGACGCAAGCTGCAATCATATTATCTTCAACGCTGATTCCACCTTTACTTATTGGAATGATGTGGTCAACTGTGTTGGCTTCTTGTCCGCAGTAGTAACAAGTATAAGCATCGCGAATCAATACCTTCTCGCGCATTACTTTGTAATGAGTCTTATCGTATTCTCTAGCCATTAGACACCATTCGATTCAACTGTATCCATTGCATCATCACTTGAGTAAGTGCATTCATTACTGCAACTACCACATCGTTTACACATTAGTGCCATCCCTTAGTCTTCAGATGATTAAGAGCTTTACAAGCTGAGCCATCGTAACGATGATCTAGGTATCGCATATGCCATCTCACTTGCTCCCTAGGTGTTAGGTCTTTTACCTTAACATTACGCATTTGTGCTAAGCCATAGTGCGAGCCATTAACCGCCAGCGGATTGAACCTTGATTCCCTCCATATCAGTTCAACCCAGCATTGAGTCTGCTCAAGGTCGCCCTGTAAGTGATTCATTGCTACTAAAGCCCAATCAGTTTGATAACGCTTAAGACCATAAGCATTTGAAATAGATGATTGATTGATATTGATAAGAACGGCAGCTACGGTCAAAGCTATCAAGCGTAGACAAAAGGCTGGCCGAAGACTCGACCGCCGGGCTGCCTTCGGGCCCCGGTCGGCTCCGAGGCTAGCATACGAGTCAAATCGCTTACGCATTGATTCTCCTATCATCTCATATGGTGAGACAAGTTTTATTAGTATTTAATTTAACTCTAATACTTCAACTGTTTCAATGGCTTTACCTATTATCGCCTCTCTAACTTTCTCTCTACCATCCTCACTGAATTTAGTAGTCAAATAAGGCTCAGACGCACTACCAACCGCCCAATCCACTATCTCACCATTTGGCGCTATAACTAGATCATCAACGTATTTAAGATGGCTTAATACATAATCAACATAACTAGGCCTAACCGTCTCAACTATCTCACTAGGCATCTGACTCTTTACCCATTCAATAAACTTACGGTCTGACGTTATTTCCCACTTAAATTTAGGCTGGACGGTAGTCACATAAGCCACCGTCTCACCATCCAATTCAGCTTTTATCCGATCTGCCCCAATGCCATCCATCTCGGCTTGGAGTTCGGCTCTTAGGCGGTCTTTAGCTCGCTTCGCTTCGTCTGCGATTAGGGTAACTGCGGCTAGTTTTAGGCTTGCTTCCTTTATGCTCATTTCTTCTCCTCTCCCGATAAAGTCGCATCTCCAAGGACTCGACTGTTATGCCGCAATCCTTGGCGATGAACTCCATACTAAATCCCCAGTCGAGTAACTGATGGATGTATTTCAAGCTATGCTGCTTACTCAATCTTTACCTGCCCACCCATCTCCTTTGAAAATGATGCCCGGGCTTGAGAATTGCTTCTCCATAAGCACTTGACAATCCGAGCACCATATTGAGTGATTAGAATAGACGGTAAATTGCTTCTCAACCGTTATTTGACACTTAGGGCATTTGAACTCATAGGTCGGCATCTTGCTTCCAATCCTTATGGCCGTTAAACATCTTGACTTGGATATTCTCCAGTCCAGCTGCTATCCGGCATATTTTGCATTTCTGAGCCTTCATCTTGTAGTTACCGCATTGGTCGCAACGATGAACGTCATCTTCCTTGGCGGCTAAGCGCTCGGTTGGATAAATAATCCGTTGCTCAAAGCATCGCTGACATTCGACCAGCCATACTTCCCCGGGCGCTTCGGGTATATCCGGACAATCGTAGGTCTTTAGAAGCCTGTGAGCTGTAGTGGCTTTGCAAGTCCCACACTTGAACGGATGGTAATCCCCAATCACTTCCTAAACACCCACTTACCGGACTCATCGACCTTCATCCATTTAGCCGGACATTGTTCTTGGCGGTCTTTGCTAGTGCAGACCCAGCCTCGATAGTCCTTGCCTTCCTTATTGCCCGTCTTCAGCACCATTGCGCCGTGGTTGCAGATTGGAACTTCATCGGCTATCTCAGCACCTAGCGTTTCAATTAAGTGGTCGATGTTATGAACTATCGGCTCCGGATCGTCCGGCCGCTGTTCTTTAATGAATTCTGCCAATTTTGGATTTGTTGTTTGGATTGGCTTATTGTGACTCTGGTTGGATTTAGCCCCATTTGGCTTAGCCAAGTATCCTGCAAGAGTGAGAGCTCTTGATAAGCTGCCAGTTTCTGCAAGTTCAAGTGCGTATTGCTTTGACTTTGATTCCGACGATAGACCCGTCGTCCAAGGATTAGCATCAACTTCAGTTCGATAGATTTCAGTCTTGACGATATAGACATCGCACTCCTTTGCTAGCGACTCCTCGAGGACGTGAGTCTTAATTCGGTAATCAGGATTTTCTTGGGCGAATTGCTTAAAGCGTTCCCAAGTTCCAACATAATCATCTAGGTAATTCGACATTTAATTGCTCCCTTGTTGCTACGCTGTGGAGTCCATCCATCAGCTGTTCTTTTAATGAATAGAACTGACCGTCTGGCCAGTTTTGTAAATCAGCAGCGCACTCCAAACAATAAAAGCGCACTTGATTTCTTCTCATCGGACTAGCCGATATGCATTTCCAATAAGCCATTTTCATAGCATTTGAATGCCATTGATTGCCCTTAACTGTTCCCCACTTTTGTTTGCAATAATCGCACCATTGGTCTTTGTTTGTGTTACGCAGTAGGGTCAAAGTCATTCCAATCGGTAAATCGGAGCTGACCCAAGATAGCGGAGTATCCAATGAGATCGACAATCGAATCCTCCCGCATTGGAGATTCCACAAGTCTTGAGAGTTTGACCGCGATAAACACCAATGCCAGTTGAGATGGGTCTCTGAACTGAACACCGAGTATTCTGCAGATGTCGTAAACGCGTAGTAAGTGGTGTCTCGGATCACCATACGCGAACCCTCTTTCCCGTAGGGTCTCGCCAGCAATCTCAATCCACTCACTTAACGAACGGTCGGCTAATTCGTCCATCCTTCAGCCCCCTTTCATAACCTTTACGAAATGATTCATCTTGGCGTTGTTCAGCTTTATATTGCTGATAGAGGATAAAAGCCAATAGGCCGTAAATAACTAAATTACTTAACATCGGCGCTCACCCCGTAATTGTCAAGAAAATAGGCTGAGACTTCGGAGTGTGAAAGTCTTCCCCGGAGCTGTTGCTTACCCATCTTCTCCCTAGCGTATCGACGGATGATTGAGCCTTTAACCCAATTTGTCCCATCCGTCCAAGCCCCGGCAGTCGCATCAAAGCGAATTACCGCAACTTTATTTATCATTTTGCTCCCGTTCTGTAAATCCTAAATAGATTTACTAGATAAGGGTAAGCAATCAAATCGATTTAGACAAGTAGCAAGGTGGCGTGTCGGCAATTTAGGAAGCCGACTTCCTTTTGAATCTGCTCAGACCCGGCAAAATCGGTCTTCGTTGGAAGGGTTCTTAAAAGCCATTGTGGAGCCTCTAGAGCCCCTAAGTCGAACTGGTAGACACCTTTGGGCGTAGCGTTGATATAAAGCGTTCTAGACCCCGTTCTAGCCCTTATTTCGGCCAAATAGTCCCATTTCTTGCGTTCTATCATTAACTCGTCGTAGTGGGTTCTACGGCATTTGAGCTCGATATAAGCGTCTGAGGTTATACCGTCGGCTCGGTCGGTCGCTGATAGTGGCGTTAAATCCGGGAATTCGGCCTTTAGCGCCTCGAATAGTTCGACCTCTCGGAAGTAAATTAGATATCTTCCTCGCCGTCTTCCCAACCGATTTTCTTGATTGGGTCAGCCGGATCTACAAACCAGTCCGGCCAAGAATCGCGTTCCATAGCAAAAGCCAAAGCGAAGTCAGCCTTCCAACCAGCTGCTAAAGCTGCGTCGTATATGGCTTTGGATTCGATAAAGCGTTGTTCAAGTTTTGTTGGGAAAGGATTGGCTACTGTGCGCGGCCGACGAACGGCTCGCTTCTTTGGAGTCTTCTTAGCGACGCGTCTTTTTTGTGCCACTCTTTACCCTTTCCGCTAAAGCGATTTCTAGGGTCGATTCTAACTTATCAAGTCGCGAAATCAGCGGAAGGTTCTCGAGTTTTATTATGTAGCGAAGTCCGGCTATTAGTAGGCCAATAGATCCGAGAACGGACGCTACGAAGGCCGCTATGTTATTTGCGTCCATACTGCGGAGAATTCTTGTCTGCCCAACGTAGAGCTGGAGCTGTGATAGCGCCGATTAAAACTGCGTATTCGGGAGCAAAGTCAAGCAAGAACGACACTCCGAGAGTTACGCCGGAAGCGACTACTGCAAGGCAGTAATCCTTAAAAGCCTCTTTGAATTCGGGAGTTTTTATTTTCTCAATTAGCGCTTTCATTTGTCTCCTTCGGGTTGAGCTGAAAAAACGAGCCGTCTTTATCGCCTAAGGTCGTAAAGCTGATGTGAATATGCGAGCGGTGAGGATTTGTGCCTTTGTATTTTCTCCACTTCCATCGAAAAATTGAAGATGCGATTCGACCGTCGTAGATAACGTATTTGATTCGCTTATCTCCGCGTTTACCGCAGAGTCTAATTTGATTGGCGAGTGTATGAGCTTCTTCAGGATGGGCATTGAGGTTGGAATCTATATCTATAGCTCTGACGATTCCGCCTGCTCGAGCATCTGGGATATGATCCGAAACACCTTCAGCGAGATGGCGAGCGTCAGCAACCCAGCCATCGCTACGGCGATCGCGACCCGGATAGTCATCGTCAATCTGCTCCCTTAATTGAACTCCAGCTTTACAAAGTTTGGGCATCTGAATCGGGAAGGCTGTTTGGATATTCGACTTCGGCGTATTCCGGCGCGTTATATTTCTCGCAGACTGCCGTTCCCCAAATATGTGCGCCTTCTTCTGAATCAAACGCACCCACTTCGTCAATCTTCTTTGTGCCGGATTTGAGAATGACTTTGAAGTCATCGGTTACTGTATAAGAAAGTGCCATAATTGCTCCTTAAAATGAAGTAAAGATTCCGTATTGGCTTGCCCAAATAATACCAATCGCACCGACAAAAATCGCCCCTGCGTGTGAATTTATGAACGGAGTTGTAGATCTTGTGATCATAGGGAGTAATTGTCCTGGATAAACTGTTGTTGTGGCGCTAGTCGCAGGAACTAAACTGCCAAAATAACGAGTATTAGAAATGTAAAGTAAATTGTTGTAATAAAAATATGCCCCACTGTAAGCTTGTTCCCCTTGATGGCCATTTGTGTAAGTTGTAGTAGTTCCTAAAGTTGTGCTTGTGCTGTATCTTGAAACATAAGCAGTGCCTTCAATAGTCAAATTTCTTGTGCCATCCCAAGCAATAAAATATACAGAACCAGCGCTTCCTGTTGCTCCAGCAGTCCAAGTTCCTGAAGGCGTTGAAGCGTAAAGATAGTTATTTGTGGAACTGTCTGCGACAACAATCCAATTCGTTCCATTCCAAGCGGCATCGTAATATCTTGCCCCAACTGTAAGAGTTTGGCTCTTTCTTGTCCAAGTAATGCCATCCGTTGAATAAGTTATGCCGCCTGTATTTGTAGAGCCGCCGCCGCCGCCCACCGCAACCCAAACTGAATTGGCATAAGTCACCGCCATAATGTCATTGGTGCTCATATTTGATGTGCGAGCCGTCCAGGTGATTCCGTCCGGTGATGTTGTTATTGTTCCATTTGTGCCAACCGCAACCCATAAACCATTTCCATAACCCACACCAAAAATATCATTTGCTCCAAATCCTGATGTTCTTGAAGTCCAAGTCGTCCCGTTTGTTGAAGTGTAAAGAGTTCCTGAAGATCCAACTGCAACATATAGGCTCGAACCATCGTAAGCAATTTCTTGCATCGTAATTTTGTTTGCTTCTCGATGCGTCCAAGTAAATCCGGTTGCTGGTGTGCTCCACTTTAATCCGGTGCTTTGTGTGCTGTCGGCTGTAAGCACTTGCCCATTTGTTCCAACTGCTAAGCGCGCTGGAGTGTCTGCGGCTGTTGCGGATATGAGATCGCCCTTTGCATCAACTATCGAATCTGCTATTTGTGCATCAATTTGAGTTTTAAGAGTTGAGTCGATTGCTGATCCAAGTGAACGTATCGCGCTGGCTCCATCCTTAACTAACGCTGTATCGTCAGGCGTTG